GGGCCGAGACTGTGCGCGTTCTGCGCCATGCTCGCCAGCCGGGGAGCGGTGTTCAAGACAGCGCAGAGCGCCGACTTCGAGGCGCATACCCACTGCATGTGCGGGGTGGCCCCGGCATTCAGCAAGAACCAGGTCGCCCGCCTGTTCGACAATGACCTGTACAAGCTCTGGAAGAAAGTCACCCAGGGATATAGCGGAAAAGACGCCATCAACGCATGGCGCCGCTACTGGGATAACCGTCCGCAAGAAGAGCAGGAGGCACTGGCAGCATGAGGAACAGGGACCTGGCAAAGGCACTAATGGAAAACCCCGACAATTTCGTCACTGTCGGCAAGGGACCGGGAATAGTCACCGATATCACTCATGCAGTTAACGGCATTACTGTCCTGGACGGAGAGAAAGCCCAGCCGGGAACGCCGGAATTCGGGCACATCATGGAAGTCGCCGGGCTTTCCGAGCCCGGCATCTACAACAAGATGATCCGCAGGGGTCCGGCTCCTGTTTCTGTATTTCAGGACCCGCTAGTGAGAGAGCCGACCGGAGGGAATGATGGCTGACGTAAGCATGGCAGCGAGGAAAGCCGCACTGGCTAAAGGCCAGGCGATGAAGCCGCTGCCGGGATCGAGCCGGCCCAGGTACCCGATCAGGAATGCGACGGACCTGGCGAATGCGATAAAAGACTGCAACCGGGTGCCCGACGACAAGAAAGCCGGGGTAAAGGCGCACATCAGGAAGCGCGCCGCTGCCCTCGGGCTGACTTCGAAGCTGCCAGACGGGTTCTGACCGGGCTCAGGTGGCGGAAAACCGGACAGCACGCTACAATCACGCGAGAAAGATCCGCCGGCGCAAGGCCGGGCGGAGTGCCAGTCCGAAGGGACGAAACGCATGGGAATGCCAGCGGGCGAACCGTCAGCAGCCGCGACAGACGGAGGGCAGGATGCCCCTCCGATGAGCGACGCCGACGCGGAAGCCGTGCTGGCCGAAGCAGCACGGCAGCGAGAGGCAGATGCCCTGGCGGCGATGACGCCAGAGCAGCAGCTTGCCAGGCTCCAGGCTGACCTCGAAGCACAGAGGGCGATCAACCGCAAGCTTGACAAGCGGACGAAAGCTGACGCGCCGAAGCTGGCCGAGCTGGAGGAACTCAAGAGAGCCCAGCTCACTGAGCAGCAGAGGCTGGAAGCCGACAAGGCCGTGGCTGACGCCCGCGTGACGGAATTGCAAGGGGAGCTGCTCCGTACTCAGCTCGCCAGGGCCTACGGCCTTGACGACGAGCTGGTGGGGCTGCTCGGGAATGGCACCGAGGAAGAGCTGACCGCAAGGGCCGAGCTTCTTGCTAACCGGGTGAATGGTAGGGGCGCGCAAGGCGCTGGAGGTCAGGCTGCGAACGGCAATGCCGACATGCAGAACCTGATCAGTCAGGGAAACATGCCCTCCGGGGCTCCGCAGGGAGCAGCAGGGCGAGTTTTCTCTGGGAACAGGCCAGTGGAATCACTGCGTCCTGGAGCCCTTCCAGCGGGAACCTCGACGCGGCCGACTTCCAAGAATGACCTGTTCCGGTCAATGTTCGACAAGGAACAGTAGCAGCCCCGTATTCCGGAATTTCCTGGCGGGCTGCCCTTTCTTGAAAGGCTGCCATGCCCACTTACAATGCGATCATCGGTCGTAACACGACCGTCGCGACTCAGGACTACCAGGATGCCCTGGTGCCCGAGCCTCTTTCCAACGAGATCATCCAGGAAATGCCGAAGCACTCGGCGGCGCTCAGCCTCATGAAGGGCGTGCGGATGTCGAGCAAGACGCAGCGGATGCCTGTCCTGGACGTGCTGCCCAGTGCGTACTGGGTCGGGACCGGAATGGACACCGGTCTCAAGCAGACCACCGATCAGGCGTGGAAGGGCGTCACGCTGGTCGTGGAAGAGCTGGCGACCATCGTCCCGATTCCCGAGGCATATCTCTCTGATGCCGATGTCCCGATCTGGGACGAAGTGCAGCCGCGAATGGCCGAAGCCGCAGGCGCGCTGATCGACAGCGCGGTCCTGTGGGGCACTCAGAAGCCCTCGACGTGGGGCACCGCCCTGTGGACCGGCGCCAACACCGCCGGGAACGTCATCAATGACGGCTTCGTGTGGAACGGCACGAACGGCAACACGGCCGAGGCCCAGGATTTCGGCCAGACGATTACCTCCATGGGCGACATGATGAGCCAGACCGGATACACGGTCAACGGCTTCGCCGCCCGGCCGGGAATCGACTGGCGGCTCATGGGAATCCGCTCCGAGCAGGGAATCCCGATCTACGCGGCTGACCTCCAGAATGACAGCCCGACCGGCCGTCTTTACGGGCGCAAGCTCAACATGGTCGAAAACGGCTCCTGGAATAACGAAGCTCAGGTAATCGCCGGTGACTTCACCAAGGCGATTATCGGAATCCGCCAGGACATGACGTACAAGATGTTCGACCAGGGCGTGATCTCGGACGGATCGGGTGTCGTGCAGCTCAACCTGATGCAGCAGGACGCCGTGGCAATGCGGCTCGTGATGAGGCTCGCTTTTGCCGTGTGCAACCCGGTCACCATCATGCAGCCATCGGAAACCATCGACGGCGCTTCCTCGACCGTCATGCGCTGGCCGTTCGCCGCCATCGCCACCTGATCCGGCGGAACTTCCAACGGAACGTCGCTCTAGTTGGATTTTCGCAGTGAACTTCCAACGGAACTAGGAGAGGAAAGTGCCCGAATATTTCGTCGAGACCCTTTACGAGGGGACTCCGACCGGCTCTTCAACGCTGCTGGTCACCGTGCCGAACGGACAGGACTGGCTGGTTGACGAGATTCTCGCGACCAATACCACGACTGCTTCCGCGACGCTCACGCTGAACCACGGCGTAGCGGGCGCCGCTGCGACGACGAGTAACCAGCTCGCCGCCGCTCAGTCGTGCGCGGCTAACACCGAGACGCAGATCCTTCCTAATCCGCCGGCCGGGCTGGAATTCAAGGCGGGCGACGTGCTGCGCGGGCTCCAGGGCACCGTAGGCGCCCTGAACATCCGCGTCGTCGGCCGCGTCCGGCCGCACAACTGACCGCCGCTGCTGAGTCCGGGCTGACCGGGAGGAGATGAGAGATGACGACGTACGTCCCCCTGTTCGGCCCGGACGAGGTAGCCAGGCGGCTCGGGCGCTCCCTGTCGGATGCGGAGCAGCTCAAGTGCGGTGCGCTGATTCAGGACGCCACGGCGCAGATCGTGAGGTACTGCCGCCGTGACTTCCAGCTGCACACCAACGAGACCAAGATCTATTACGGCTACGATTCGGAAATCCAGATAGAGCGGCCGGCCGTCTGGACGGGCAATCCGAGGAATGCGATTGCCTCCCTGATCGCGATCGGCGGCGGAATGGGCCTTCCGGACGTTCCGATTACCTGGTTCACGTTCGACGGTATTGACCGAATCAAGTACGCGCAGGGAAGAGGAATCATCAATCTCCCCGAGGTGTGGTTTGAAACGGATATGTACCCCGGCACTTTCGAGGTCACTCATTCGTGGGGATATTCCGAAGTCCCTGACGAAGTTATTTCCGTAGGCGCTAACGCAGTAATCGCGGTCATGACCACGCCGACGCAGGCAGCCGGGCTTATCGGGGAGACGATAGGCCCGTATTCCTACCGGCTGGAGAGAAGCGGAGGCGGTCTCACCGTCGCCCTTACCCAGTCGGACCTGAAAAGCCTGGAAGATTTCCGCAACGATGTCGAGACAGTATCCCTGAGGCTGAGAGGACAATTAATGTGCCGCCGGTCGTCGGCGTCAACGGGATATTCGTCACCTGGCAGACGGCATTCGACTCCGGGG